AGCTTGAGGCCGGCGGAGTCGAACTGAAGCAGGTTCATGACGAACGCTTCGGTGCGGGCCGCGACGGTCTGGCGGAGGGTTGCGTTCTGCAGGGAGCGCAGCGTGGTGGTCTCGCCGCCTTCCGAGCTGGCGGACAGAATGTCCTGCACGGAGGTGTGGCCGATTTCGGTCCAGGAACCGCCGGGGTTGCGCAGGTCGGACGGCTTTGCGGTGCCGACGGGTGCCGTGTAGAAGTGGCCGGTGCCGACCTTCAGCACGGCAGTGTTGTCGATTGCCATGAGAGTTTGTCTCCTTGAAGGGGCTCCAGCCCCAAAGAAAAAGCCCTGGCCTTACGGGCCGGGCTTGAATCGGTTTGTGATCGTGTCTTGGGCAGGAGGCCTGATGAGGACGCGCACGATTTGCTCTACGCGACATGCATTTTTTGGCAGGCTTGCGTACTGCACCACTGACGTTGAGGTCTGCCAGTCGGAGACCTTGGACGGGTGGGTTGAGATCTGCAGCTCCGCGATGGATCCGCAGCCAGGGATGGATACCTGCATCTGGTGCGCCTGACGCAGCGCATAGCGGCACATCTCCGCCAGCTCCTCACCCTCTTCGTCAGCGTCGATGCCTGAGGTGATGCAGCTGACCATGACAATGGCCGGCTGCATGAACCTGTCGTCGTTGGAGCTCAGGGCGAGCGTTCCTGAGCGCCGCTCGCGCCTGGCGACAATCGCCGGCGTCTGCATGTTCTCGGAGAATGTGGTGTAGATATGGACATCCTGGCCTGCGAAGAACTGTGTGAAGACTTCGCGGAACAGCTCATCGACGGAGCCGAAATACGGGGTGTCGTGAATGCGCTTCATCACCTGTTGCCGCCATACCTGCGGGCCGCGGCATTCATGGTCCGCTGCAGAATGTGCAGGCCGTCGTGGTGCCTGGGCGTCTTCAGCGGCTTGCCGCCGAAGCCCGTGGTCTGGGTCCACCCGAACTCGATGGAGGCCGCGGAGCGGTCTTCTCCCAGCATGCCGCCGGGGTCTGAATCCCTGAGCGCGACATAGGCGTCCAGTTCGGTAACCGGCGGCGCCACTACCTCGATGTGCGCAGCGCCCGTCAGGCGGTGCTGGCCCAGCCGGGCGGCGGCCTCACGGCCCATGCCCACGGCCTTGCCGTAGACGGCCGCCCGGGTCGCGCCCAGGTGGGAGACGGTATGCTCCACGGAGCCCTTGCCGTGCAGCGGTGCCAGGCCGCCGTCGGGGCGGAGCCACAGGATGGTGTGATCTGCCATTACAGGTCCTCCACCAGTCGGTTGCGGGAACGGATGATGAACTCGACGTGCTGCGTATTCCGGGACACTCCGGGGGTGAAGCGCGGCGGGACCGCAAGGTCCCACTCCTCACCGCGGAAAACGATCCGGGCCCAGGAGCCCACGGGGGCCTCCCTGGTAATGCAGCGCATGGTCTTGACCGACACCTGGCCGGGCAGTTCCGCGTCGCCCTGCCGCTGTGCGGAGGTGGTTACGCGGATCTCGACGCCTTCCTCGGACGCCATGCGGATCTCATCGCCGCGGGCGTTGATGAGTAGCACCTCGGGATAAACCGTCATGGTCTCCCGGCCTGCATCAAGCAGGCGCGAGCGGCCCATCAGAAGTATCCAAAGAACGTCGGGTTGTCGAGGGTCCTGCCGAGCGGCTCGCCGCAGTCATTAGTACTGCGGGGGACTGGGCGGTCGCAGTTGGACAGTCCGACCGAGCGGACGTTGCCCTTGCGGCCGAGCGCCTTGATGATCGTGATCTCGTGGGGCGTCAGATTGGCGCCGGAGACATACTCCTTGCTGCGGTTGAACGTGACCATATCGCCGCGTTCCATGTCGTAGCCGGAGGGGTTCAAATAGCCCCGGGCAGCCGCCGCCACCGCAATGGTGACGGCGACCGCTGGGGCTGTCGCGGCAGTCCAGGACTGCTGTGAATAGAACCTGATCTGCTCGGAGGCCTCGTCCAGGACGCTCTCGGCCAGCTTCACATCGTCGACGGTTTCGATCGGCTCGCCAATGCGGGCCGCTACCTGGGCAACTGTTGCTAGTGCTGGCACGAGCTACTCCTACGGGGCCGAGAAGGTGACGGTCGGGGTGCCGGTGTAACCGGAGCCCGCAGCCGTAACGGTGACGGCGGTGACCTGGCCGTTGACCACAGTGGCCGTGGCGGTGGCACCAGTGCCCGAGCCACCGGAGATGGTGACGGTCGGAGCGGAGGTGTAGCCGAAGCCGGGAGCCGTGATGGTGATGGAACCGACCGTAGACCCGCTCTTGACGACGGTGCCCGTCGCAGTAGCCTTGGCGCCCGGGTAGTTGCCACCCAGCGGCCAGGGCTCGCCCATGACGTCGGTCGGGGTGACGGACTGCAGGTGGTAGACCTTGTCCAGGAAGGAGCCGGAGGCACCGCCGGGGGTGTCCGTGCCGCCGTCGCCGGGTTCCTTGGCGCTGACGGAGCTGGTGTTCAGCACGATCCGGACACCACGGACGAAGTAGCGCTCGTCGGAGATGATGTCGTTGGAGCGGCCGTCGAATACCTGCAGGTAGTCGTCAACGTAGCGGTAGCCGGAGTAGCAATCCAGAACCGACCGATCGGTCAGGTAGGAGGTGTCATAGTCCATCATCCACCGAAGGGCCCAACCATTGGCGGAGGCCTTCGCGCCGAACGGCACGGAGCGGGGGATGGAGGGGGTGCCGGTGTAGACGATGAAGCCGCTGGATGCGTACATGTAGGCTTCGTCGGCCGGGATGTGGGTGGAGGAGACAAACTTCACGCCGGCAATGGAGCCCAGGGTGGCCGTGGTGAGGGCGTCGTCGCCGCGTCCCTGGTCCTTGAGGAAGCGGTTGTCCTTCAGGAGCTGCTCTTCGAAGTCCAGGCCGATCAGGCAGATCAGGGTGTCCTCGGGGCAGCGCATCAGGCGGAGGGCCTTCTTGGCCTCGATGACGGCGTTATAGAACCGACTTTGGTTGGTCGGGTCGGTTGCGGCAACCTTCACGATGCGCTCGTAGGGAGCGTTGAGGATCTGGTTGAGCACGCCGTGCTCCAGGTAGCTTGCCAGGGAGTCGGTCTGGGCGGACATGATGTCGCCCCAGCCATTCTGGAAGTCCCAGTCGTTCTGCTCGTCCGTCATCTTGATGGCGGAGTAGGGGCGGTCGGCCGAGATGGTCACGGTCACGACGGTTTCCTGGTAGGTGTCCGTGATGATCGGTTGGGCGCGGTTGTTGCGCGCGGTGTAGGTACGCACCGGAACGGTGCCCTTCACGCGCTGGGAGATGGTGTCGCCTTCGGACTTGAAGAAGGTGTTCAGGTCGCTGCGCTTCGTCACCGTGTTGGAGATGACGAGAGTGTCCTTGAGCCCGCTCAGTGCGGCCTCGACCAGAACAGCCGGCTTCACCTTGAGGTGAGGGGTGTAGGTCATTGTCTTGTCCCTTTCGAGGGCATGAAAAAAGCGCCTGGTGGCGCTTGGGGGAAATTAGCGGCGGGACGCCTTCCAGCGTTCGTATTCAGCGAATCCGCTGGCCTCGGAGGGCTCAATGGAAGGGTTGAGTCCGCCGCGGGGTTCCTGGACCGTGACGACCACGGGCGCTTCGGGCTGCGGCTTCAGGGCCGCAAGCTTCTCTGCCTGCTTCTGCAGTTCCTCTTCCGTCTTGGCAGTGAGGAATTCCAGCATGTCGTCACCGAGGCCGGTCTGGCGGGCCACCCGCTCGCGGGCGAGCTGTGCCTCCAGTTCGGCAGTCTTGGTGTCATATGCAGCAGTGATCTGCTGCACCTCTTCCGGAGTCTTCGCGTCGGCCAGCTTGTTCTGGAGATCCTTGGCGAGGACGCGCTTCTCAGCGGCCTCCTTGCGGGTGTCCTCCAGCTCCTTGCGGACCCAGTTGAACTCAGCCGGGAATGCCGCCCAGGGGTCGGGCGATTCCGCGGCTTCCGGAACGGTGTCGGGCTCCTGGCCCTGCGGTGTCTGCTGCTCAGACAATTTCATGTCCTCCTGGGATCATGGGTTGATGGGGACGCCGTGCGGGGCGTCCGGGTTGGCCTTGCGCTGGGCGTAGATCCAACGCCGCCAGGCCTTGCGCGCTTCATTGCCGGAGAGCCCCCGCGTCACTTCGTCCCACTTCCTCTCGAAGTAGGCGTTGAGCGGGGGGAGTGCCGATGCCTCGACCCATCGGGCGAGCGGCTGGCAATGGCAGTGGATGTGGAACTTCAGGACTTCCTCGTCGCCGTCGCCAGGCTTGGAGAAGCCGCCGGCTAGCCGTGAGCAGAACCCGCAGGGGTCCGCGCCGGTGCTGCGGGCAATGAGCTTGACCGTTCGGTCTTTGGAGATGGCGTTGTTGATGATGTCCCGGCCGGCGTCGATGCCGCCTGCGTCCACCGATCCGGATCCGAGGGATCCGGCGGCGCCGTGGCTTGCCTCGATCTGGGCAAGGGCCGCGGCGGGGGTTAGATCATCATTGGCCCTGACCTGTTCGACGGCGGTGACGATGTGCTCTACCGCCTGCTTCCTGAGCAGTTCGCGGTAGGCCGACTCGACCTCCTCGAAGGTCATCGGCGCGTCCCATTCGTACTTGTCGATCTGGACCGGCTGGGTGTCGTTGTCCTCCTCGGCATCCATGAGGGCCTGGATCAGGTGCTCCATGGGAACTTCGGGCATCCGGACCTGCCGGGTGTCCATGTCCTGGAGTGTGTCCTCAAACCATTGGATGTCGGGATCGTCGCTGCGGGAGCGCGTGGACGGGAGTGCTGCGACGTCGATCGCCGCATCCCGGAAGTTCTTCCGGAGCGCGCCGAGCGTGGTGGCGGCGGTGTTGGTGGAGCCCTCCGGCGCACCGAGGGTGCGCCCCGTCTCCAGGGCCCGGGCAAGCTGGTAGTAGCCAATGGCCAGCTTTCGGGACATCTTGCGGGCTGCGGTGATGACCTTCAGCGAGGTCTGCAGCCATTCATCGGAGGTGGTGGCCGCCTTCAGCGGCGCGACCTTCTCCCACTCGATCTGTGCCAGGAAGGCGGCGGCGAGGCCCAGCCGGGCCTGTGCCGCCCTGTGGAGCGCTTCGAGTGCGAGGATCTCACTCACGTACCGGCTTCTTCGGAGTGCCTACCTGTGCGCGCGTGTTCTGCGCCTGCAGCATGCGGGGATCGCGCTCCATGTCATCCTGGACCTGCTTCTCGTGGAGGTCATCCCAGTCATCCAGCATGCCGCTGGTGACGCCAGGGATCAGGGGCCACAGGCCCTTGCGGGGCACTTCGAGCATCTGGGCAGCCTTGCCCAGGGCGTCCATCTGGACCGCGATGGTCTTGGTGGACACGTCCCGCCAGCGGACCTCGCCGCCAAAGGAGTTGGCGCCCTCGGTGTCGCCGACAGCCAGCGCGCCGGTGCGCATCAGCTCCTCGTGCGACTCGCCGAAGGAAATGTGCAGCGATTCAATCCAGCGGATGAACTGCGCCTCGGCTGCGGCCCAGGCCTCCGCCGACAGGTTGGCCAGGTTGGAGATCGAGGCCAGCGGGGGGAACTGCGAGATCGTGGTGAAGTTGCGGGCGGCCTGCTCCTCCTGGCGGATATAGCCGTCGAGGGGGGTTTCTTCGAGCTGACCGAATTTGGTCTGCGGGTCATCGCTGAGTAGCATCTGGCTCTGGCTGATCTCCACCGGCACCGGGATCGGCTCGTCGTGGTCATCCAGCACCAGGTCGCCGTTCTCGTCCCGCTTGAAGTCGGGCACCAGGCCGGCGGCGTAGCGGACCTTGAAGGCGCCGAAGTCGGCGGTCACATTGGTGGAGAAGGTCGCCTGGTTCAGGCGGTCCTGCAGCGGGATGGCTGGCCGGACGACGCCGCGGGTCTTGCCCTCGTCGTCGATGAAGCACGTGTAGCGGATCACCGGGCACTTGCCCAGCCCGTGGGCGAACGGCTTGCCCTTGACGATGAACTCACCCTTGAAGGAGTAGGTCATCTCCCAGCGGTAGACGTCATCCCAGAAGATCGCCAGGCCGGGGTATTCATCGCTGCGCGGGTAGGACTTGATGGTCAGCACGTGCGACGGGCGGATGTCGTTGACCGGGTCGCGGAAGTAGGCCACGGTGTTGCGGGTGGAGAGGATGTCGAACCGGACGTCGTTCTTGTCCAGGTTGTTCACCACCACAAAGGCGTGCCCGTAGGTCAGGCAGGACCTGTAGATGATGGCCTGCCGGCCGTCCATCCGGTTCTTCTGCCACAGCTTCCACTCCGGGGAGGTGTTCTCCGCGGTGGTGTCGTCCTTCTTCTTCAGCCGGCCGCCCTCGCGGCGGCGGTAGTCGTCCACAAAGGACATCTGGGAGGGCAGGTTCACCAGCAGGGGGATCCAGTTGGCGACCGAGCGCTTCTGCAGGTCCCTGATCTGGGCGGTGGCGTTCCTGGGGGCGTACGGCAGCAGGTGCCGGCCCTCCAGGTAGTCGTTGCAGATGTCGTACTCGGCCCGGTCGTGGTTGAGCGTCATCTGCATGTGCCGGACCAGCTCGATGTCGAAACTCCCGGGGGGCACGTCCGGGTTGGCCAGGACGTGATCCTGCTGCCCCATGGCAAACTCGTGCATGGTGGCCAAAAGCTTCTCCTAATCAGAATTGATACAGCTTCCGGGTGTATTCCTTCGGAGGCTTTTTGCCGGACTCGGCATACTTCATGAGGGCCATGTAGGCCAGGAACATTGCGGCGAAGCCGTCAATCTTGCGCGGCGATTCAGCCGATTCCTTGCCGAACCACAGGCCGAAGGTGTTGGTGCGCCGCTTGGTGTTCAGGACATGAACGCGCATCAGCTTGTGCCCGTTCTGCCGCAGCCGGCCGTCGGCGATGGAGCCGACCAGGGCTTCGGTGGTCTGGGCGATGATCTGCTTGTTGGCGCGCATGTCGAAGCCAACGGTGGAACGGGCGGAGGCCTTGACGAGCAGCGTCTCGCGGTACTGGTCCGACCAGCCGTCCACGTAGGACTCCCAGTAGGCCATGTCGGCAAAGAACGCACGCACTTTATACGTGCGGAAGGCCAGGTGGACCTCGGAGTCCACCTCAAGCTCGGGAACGTGCCAGGCCTGGGAGGGTTCGGGATTCTGCCAGATGGCGAGCGGGACGATCAGGTTGTCCGAAATCCGGATGGCCACCAGGGCGGTGGCGTCATCGGTCTTCGACCCGTCGAAGCCCATGACGATCTCATCGCCGGGCTTCAGATCTCGCTTGTCGCCCCAGCAGCCGGGCTTGAGGATGCCGTCCCACTGCCTGACGGTAATCAGCGAGTCACCGGAGGAAACGATCTGGTTGTACCACATCCGCCTCTTGCCGGCGACGGCCTTGGAGCCGTCCTGGATCTCCTGGACGATGTCCTCGACGTCAAGCCAGTAGGAGTCTCCCCGGATCGTGGCAACGATGTAGGGGGCCCACTCCTTGGTCAGCGGCGCGTCGGGGTGCGCTTCGAGGGAGTCATAGAGCCAGCCCGAGTCCTCGGACAGGCCCGCCCAGACCTTCTCCTGCTCTTCGCGGATGGTCTGAGCCACGGATTCTTCGCCAGGTTCGAAGGCGTTGGTGATGCACAGCAGCCGGCCCTTGACCTTGGTCAGGTTGTCGGTGATTACGCGCATAAACTTCGGCCCGCCCTGGGACGGGATCCAGTGGTGAGTTTCATTGGCAATGCAGAAGGTGACACGACCACCCTCCGCGGAGCGGAAGTTCGCACTCATGGTGCGCAGCTTCTGCTTCCCATGGTTGGCGTAAATGACTTCCTTCTGGACGTCCATGTTGAACGCCTGGCGGGTGCGCGTTGGTATGAGGCCCGGGAACACGTCCCGGGTGTTTTCGGTCTGCTGCTCGGACACGGCAGTGACCTGGACATAGGCGTCGGGGTGCGCCCGGCCGACGGGCTCTCCGGTCTCCGGATCCCAGTGCGAGAACTGGGACGGGCCGATCAGCTCGACGATGGACAGCACGGCGGCGAGGGGGTCCTTGCCCCTGGCTACCACCCCTTCATGCGCTGGAGGACTGCCTTGCGGTAGCGGAACTTGCCGCGGTGGTCCACGGCGTAGTACCAGAGAATGAAGCGCGCCTGCTCGTTCGTGGCCATAAAGGGCCGGCCGTCGGAGAAGGTCAGCCATTCGGCGACCCAGCCCAGGACTTCCCAGCCCAGGGTCTTCTCCGGCAGCAGCCATTTCCCGTCCTCATCCTTCTGCCATGTCGGGCCGAT